CCGGACGCATAGCAAGGGCTATGTGGAGGATTTGTCGACACAGTGCGGGCAAAAAAGATACGTCAAGATGGCGTGGCTGAATTTATCAGTGCTTCCTATATAGTTCTTACTTCAAAAATTATACGAACAAGTTATTGGCGTTGTTGAGAAAAAAGGGGTTATAGTGTGCGCTTAAAATAAGCATTGAGCCACTTCTCATGCGCCCGCGTCGGCCGCACATCATCGGTAATTGCAACATCGACCAATTCAAGTCCTGTTATTCCAGACAAAACAACATGCAGGATATCTTCTGTCATATCGGTAAAAAAACGCCCATTTCTTTCACCTGAAAATGTACCGTACTTAAAGGACATATAAAAACAGCCCCCCTTACGCAACGAAAACAACAGTTTTTTGACTACTCTGCAGATCTCTGTCCGTTCCAGATGCAACAATGAGGCACATGCCCATATACCGTCAAACACTCCGCTTGGGGCATATGCTTGAAATGTGCTGTGAACAGCCTCCTGTCCTGTGAGCATTTCTGCTGCTCGACACATCTGGAGCGAGCCATCAACAGAAACAACTTTATAACCGGCATCCAAAAACATTTTGCTGTCTCTGCCCGAACCACATCCTAGATCAAGAATACGACCGCCCGGCTTGAGAAAATCGAGATTACGCTCTACAAAGAGAATGTCTCGGCTCATATTCGTACTTTGCTTGAGCTTGGTCTTTCGGTATGTGCCATCGCTCATTTGGTAGATGGTTTCGCCTGTATTTGCCAAGGCTTGAGGGAAGGTTGGTTCACCTTGCTCAACACACGCTCCCCTGGGGGCATTTTTGAGTTTCTCCAAAGATACACTCCGGCTCATATCATACTTGGCAAGGATACGGCTCTCTTTGACATCACCAGCAAAAGGAGGATTTGCCATCACAATATCGAATGTAAAATCACGATAATTGTCCTTGCGTGCTCTTAGCTTCTTGAGTTTCTTCCACCCCTCAAAATAGGTGTCGTGCCAGTCTTCATTATCAAGATTTTGCTCCCAGCGTTCATAATCCAGTGTATTGAGGTGCAAGACATTCGTCTGTCCGTCACCGGCAATTAGGTTTAACGTACGAGAGACACGCACAGCCTTTTCATCAAAGTCAATAGCAAAGACATTATCATTGACATAGTCCGTACACTCGGCAGGTTTCTGCTCCAAGGTGAAGAGGTGGCTACGTTCCAAGCCCTTGCTTTTGAGTATTTGCTCCCACACATAAAATATCGTATGCACAGGGAAACCACAGCTACCCGAAGCAGTATCAATCATTCGTTCACTAGCTTTGGGGTTGAGCATTTTGACGCACATATCGATGACATATCGAGGCGTAAAGTATTGTCCCTTTTCTCCCTTACTGCTCTTATTGATGAGGTACTCAAAGGCTTCATCTACAACATCAAGATTAGAGTTAAAGAGCTTGACATCTTGCAGAGACGCCACACAGACCGAGAGGTGTGATGGGGTAAGTAAGATTTTAGCATCGGGACTAAATACTCCTTCCCATTTGCTACGAGCCTTATCGAAAAGGGCTTGGATGCGGTCTCGCAGTTCAGTCTCCGTATCGCCATAATTGCGAAACTCAAGGTTGCGGTCTTTATTGCGTCCGCTCTCCATTTCGTCAAAGAGCTTGGTGAAGATGAGCTTGAAGACCTCCTCAAACACATCGACCCCAGCACCAGCCAAGACCTCGTCCTCCATCTCAAGGATAAGATCTTTAAGCGACTTACGCTCACTGACGAGCTTATCCTTTGCAATAAGGTCAGCTATTGTCCAGCGTTCGCTAAGTATATCTGAGAGCTTTTGGTCGGCTCGGGGGATATTACTGATGTCTTCAAAATAATTAGGGTCTTTGCGGTGGTAGTAGGAGATACTCTTACCATTGCTCCATACACCAATAGGTGCTCCTGTGGCATTGCAATAGCTCTTGAGCTGCTCCTTACCATCTTTGAGCTTGGGCTTCTTTAGCTCGACAATGATATAGGGGCTTGTTGTCTGCTGCTTGTCAAAGATGACGATGTCGGCACGCTTCTTTTCTCGTCCAAAGGTTACCTCATACTCCAACTCCATGCGAGACACAGGATAACCCATATCTTCAGTAAGTATCAACAGATACAACTGGCGAACTACTTCTTCGGGGGTGAGCTTGATTTCCTTCCTACGAACGATACAGGAGAGAGAGGGTATCGAACCCTTTTTCCCTTCTCGCAATACTATTTGAGACTCCAGTTTAGCAATCTTTTCGTCTGAGAAAAGACTGAGGTCGTACTGACTCCCTTTCGTGATATCTGTTAACTTCATATTTATTGTATGTTTTTATTCGACACCAATAGCTCTCGCACATCAACATCCAAAATCTCTGCGATATGATACAGAGTAGCAATAGGAGGTTGCACCTTATTAGAGACATAGAGATTAACCATATTGAAACTCTTTCCTAAACGGACAGAGAGTTCTTTTTGGCTCATTCTCTTTATCTTCAGAGCTTCCTTTATCTTGTTCAACTGCATACTAACGAGAACTTCTTTGGCGCAAAATTACACAATCTCATTGTGAGTCAAGAAGGAATAGGTAATTATTCCTCAGATAAATCATATTTCTCTATCAGCCTATCCATATCCTTAGCTATCTTGCTGTCTGTGATTTGGGCGTAGATTTGTGTGCTTGTGATAGAGGCGTGTCCCATCATCTTGGCGATGCTCTCTATCGACATGCCAGCCTCAAGCGTCAGCGTCCCAAAAGTATGCCGAGCCATGTGAAAGGTAATCCCTTGGCGAATACCGCAAGCCAAACCTATCGCCTTGAGATGTACACCTATCTGTACTTGACTTAGTGTGGTCGCAAAAACAAGATTGTCTCCTTGCTCTCCTGCCTTTACTCGCTGTTGCGAGAGTATTTGCTCTGCTATCGGGTGCAGAGGTACAAGGCTCTCGACTTTCGTCTTTTTTCTCTGCGTACGAATATATGCTATTCCCTTATTGCTCTTTTGAATATCCGAATACTTCAGCTTCTTCACATCAGCGAAAGCCAATCCTGTAAACACTGAGACCAGAAACATTCGCCTTACCAGCTCCGCCTGCTCATTGGGAAATGGCATCTTAAGCATCCGTGTAATATCTGCCTTGCCTAAGTATCTCGGTATACGCTCCACTTGCTCATATTTGGCATCCTCCAATGGGTTGTAGCGAATGCTTTGCTGACTAACCGCCCGATACATCAGACGGCTCAACCAACAGAGGATTTTGTTGATACTTGGGGGGGCATAGCTCTTACCTTTCAAATATAGGCGATACCTATCAAAGAAATCCATTGAAATAACCGAAAGAGGGATGTCGCCCTTACCCTCTTCCTCTATAAATTTTTCGAGCTGTCTATGACTACTGCGATTGGCTAGATATGTCCCCTCTGTCTTCGTGCTTTGTACGATGTCTAACTCTTTGCGGCTAAGAGCGAGCAAAGTGGTTGCCCTCTCTCCCACGCCTTGCAGGTGATTTTTGAGAAGCTCGGCACTCACTGTTCCAAATTTGAATAGTAGCGTGCTGTAGCCTTGCTCTATTCTTTCACGGAATGCTTGCAAGCCTTCATTCTGTCTTTTATCGTTGGTCTGCTGTCTCTTGACGCTCCAATCCGAGGGAGAGGTACTCTCGCCAGTGGTCATCACAACATTAGAGCCATCTATCGTAATGCGACAGAGAATAGTTGTTGTGCCGTCAGCCTTGAGCTTATTCTTATTGATATAGAATAGTATATTGAATGTGCTACGCATGAGCTTAGATGTTTAAGGTTAAGTCTACAGTGAACGAAAGGAAACGTCCAAACTCCTCGAATAGCTTGGTTGGCGTTACTTGGGCATATCGTTCTGTAGTCTGAACACTACTGTGCCCGAGCATCTTGCTGACCGTCTCTAATGGGACACCATTCTCCAGGGTGATGAGCGTAGCAAAGGTATGTCGACCAATATGTGCTGTTAGAGGAATACTTACCCCAGCTCTTAGTTGTAGGGCTTTCAGATGAATGCGATAAGCCTGATACGAAATTGCAGGTAGTAGTCTTTCTTCGTTAGTTTGGTGATACTGATTAAGAATTTCTTCAGCCTGTGGTAAGAGCTTAATACGGCAAAGCGTATCGGTCTTTTGTCGCCTAAACTTGAGCCACCTTGCCCCTGCATCGTCTTGCACAAGGTGTTCCTTCCGTAAGCAGACCATATCGCAAAAGGAAACCCCTGTGTAGCAGGTGAAGAGAAAGAGGTCGTGAGCCAGCTGAAGTTCAACCTCATATTCCTCGAAATGGATTTGCTGGATTTTATCTAACGAAGCCCTATCTAATGCCCTTGGTAGACGACTATCACCTCGTTCTATCTTGATGTGTTCAAAGAGGAAGCGGTTTGTTAGCCCTTCTCGAAAGGCTAAGCGACAAACCTTTTTCACCGCTAAGGCAATCTTGCGGTAATATCCCTGTGAATGGTTACATTCGTCCGTACTATAGACCTGCAATTGGTCTAAGAAGTCATCCGTAATTTGCCCAAAGCTAATGTCCTTACTATGGAAATAATGTAAGATAAAGGCTTGCAGATGCGTGCGGACAACTTGATAGGAAGAAAAGGAGCAGTCCGTTAGCTCTATGCCTACCTGCTGGCGTAAGTCCTCCAGCATTTGGTCGTAGCGTTGTAGAAAGGATGTCCTACTCTGCATCGAGCCTTGCACCTCCTCTTTGATGTCCGAGGCGGTAAAGTCCATGCCTCGCTCACTGAGCCGTTGATAGGTTTGCTGTATCAACACAAGGAGTTGCTCCAACTTGGCATTGGTTACAACTGCTTCACGGCTTTTGCCATTAAGTCGGCTTTCTCGTGTGTTCCATAGCTGGGGACGACAAGACAGCTTCGTGCTGAATTGAGCTATCGTGCGGTTGTAGGTTATTCGCCCCATTATGGGAGCTTGTCCCGACTTGTCTAAACTACTCTTTTTAAGGTAGAGCAAAACCTTCATTTTGTCTTGTTGCATACGCTTCTATTTTTGTGGGCAAAGTTACCCAGTTTAGAAGCGTTCTTACATATGCAAAACACTGTTGTTCAGTGCATAAAAACCGAAGTAGAAACATCTGACAGCATAGAGGTAACTACCATTCATTACCTCCATCCTCTTCACTCTTGTTGAGCTAACGATTTGGTAACGGATATTCTGCCGAAATCCACGTTTTCTGCACTTTTACCACCTAAGCAGTTCGATGCAATTCACTTCCCTTCTCACACATTCTCAATCACTTACCATCAACCTGCATAAAACATCTCTTTTCTCAAATACCCGAGCATGCACGATTGCACACTCCGTATTTACGTGTAATTATACCATCTGGATATG